TGGGAGACACAACTTGGAAGGGACGGGGGCCCTGTGAGGGCCCCTGTCTTTTCTTTTTAAGGTGCAGGAATGGCAACTGACATTTCAATGTGTTCTAACGCACTGCTGATGATCGGCCACGGCACGATCTCGTCGTTCACCGAAGGCGGCGCGGGTGCTGAAGTGGCTTCGAATCTTTACACCTCAACCTACGAGGCACTGCTGTCAGTGCATCGCTGGCGCTTTGCGTCGGCCAAATCTCAACTCGGGCGGTTGACTGATGCCCCGCTCAACGAATGGACTTATGCCTACTCGCTGCCGTCGGGTTATCTGATCGGAATCAAGACTTATCCCGACATCGAGTACGAGGTGTATGAGAATAAACTGTACGCCAACGCCGCAACTGTGGCGCTTGACTACCTGTTCAAGCCGGCTGAGGCCAGGCTGCCGCCGTACTTCGCCAAGGCACTGGAATACGATCTCGCCAGCCAGTTTGCGGTGCCGGTTACCGGGAACCGATCACTGGGGGTGATGTACGCAGAGCGGTTCGAGCAGCAACTGCGCCGGGCGAAATACGCCGACTCGCAGTCCAGGCCGATTGAAGGGATCGTCGACTCTCCGTTTACCGAGGTCCGTGCGTAAGTGCCGCGAGTCAAAACGCTGCAGACGGCGTTTAACGCGGGGGTACTTGATCCGCGTCTCGCTGCGCGTGTCGATATAAAGCAGTATTACCAGGGTGCTGATACCGGCACCAACGTCCTGTCGCTACCGCAGGGCGGGTTCAAGCGCCGGCCTGGCATGGCGTACTACGCCACGCTGGGTGCCGAGTCAGTGCTATACACCTTCTCGTTCAACGTCGCGCAGACGTATGTTATGGCATTCCAACTCAACGCCATCAAGGTTTACATGGATGGCGTACTACAGGCGACGGTGACAACCACCTACACACTGGCGCAGTGTAAGGAACTGAATATCACCCAGTCGGCGGACACGATGATTATCGTGCATGAGGATCACCAGCCGGCCAAGCTGGTCCGTGGTGGCGCACACACAAGCTGGACGTTATCCAACATCACGCTGACAAACATTCCGCAATTTGATTATGGGTCGGGGGATGAGGATGTCTGGTCTGCAACACGCGGCTGGCCGAAGACGGTCACATTCTTTGAACAGCGGCTGTGGTTCGGCGGCTCAAAGTCCAGGCCACAGACGTTGTGGGCTTCGCAGATCGCGGACTTTTTTAACTTCGACGTCGGCACCGGGCTGGATGACGAGGCCATCGACGTCACCCTGGACACCAACCAGATCAACGGTATTGTAGCGCTGATGCCGTCCAGGCACCTGCAGATATTCACTAAAGGCGGTGAGTTCTACATCACGGCGTCACCGATCACGCCAGGCAATATTGCTGTTAAAAACCAAACGCGGTTCGGATCAAGCACCGTGCCACCTGTCAACATCGACGGCGCAACACTGTTTCTGGATTATGGCCTGAGTTCAGTCAGGGAGTTCCTGTTCAACTGGGAGGAAGACGCCTACACCTCGAACAGTTCAACCCTGATGGCCTCACACTTGATCACCACGCCGGTGGATATGGACGCCAGGCGCGGCACCGCTAACGAGGATGCCAATTACGTCTATGTCGTCAACTCTGACGGCACAATGGCGGTGTTTAACACGCTGCGAAATCAGGAGGTTGCAGGCTGGACGAAGTGGGAAACCACGGGTGACATCGAGGCGGTCACGGTAGAGGGGACCGAGGTATGGTTTGCCGTCAAGCGGACGATCAACAGCGCCACGGTGTATTTTCTGGAAAAGGCCGACGCTGATACCTATACCGACGCCAATAAGTATCAGACACAATCATCAAGCACCACAGTCAGCAACCTTGATCACCTCGATGGGGAAAGCTGCCGGGTGCGTGCTGATGATGCCATTATGGACGACGCCACCCCGTCCAGTGGATCGATCACGTTAGATAGGGCCGGCGTCACCATTGAAGTGGGCCTCGATGTCAATGTGACGATCAAGACGATGCCGATCACGTCGCAGTTCGCTGATGGTCCGATCCTGACCAGTTACAAGCGGGTGATCAGGGTTGTCGCGGATATGTACCAGTCGATGGGTGTCTATGTGAACGGCACGCTGCTGCCTGATCGCCAGTTTGGCGAAAGCATACTGGACACCACACCGGCGTCGTTTACCGGCATCAAGGAGTTGTATCTCACCGGCTGGGATCGCCTGGCCCAGGTGGAGATCACCCAAACCGATCCGCAGCCGATGACGCTGCTGGGTCTGGTGGTTGAGGTAGAAGCCTGATGTCTGGTGCAGGCCTCTTACTTTATGCCGCGAAAGCGGGGATGGAATACTCCGCCGGCAAAAAGGCCAAAAAACAGGCCGGCATTGTCGCCGATATGACGCTGGCATCTGGCATTCGCCAGGCCGGACTGTTGACGGAGTACGCCGGACGGCAGGAAGAATACGCCGGGCTGCAGGAAGAATACGCCGGCCGATATGATGTTTACTCTATGCGGGCAGAGGATGCTCTGATCCGCCAGGCAGGGCTCAAGTACAAGTACGCCACTGCAGCGGCCGATCTTGAGGAGCAGGAAATACCGCTGTTGATGCTGTCGATTGAACGCCAGGTCGCCGAAGAAGAACGCGCAGCAACAGACCGGGAAATCGGCAGGCGTCGGCGACTCAATCAGGCACTGGGAAGCCAGGCTGCGCTGCGTACTGCACAGGGCATCCAGGCATACGACGGCAGTCCGCTGGCGATGATGGGTGCCGATATCGCTGAATTCGACTACGACCAAGCGATAGATAAGGGTGAGACGGCGCGACGAATTGTTGATGCCAGGTTCTTCGGGTCCGAGCGCGTCAAGCTGATGGCACAGCGTGTGTCGCTGCTGCGTTACGGTGCCGAGACGGAGTACACCACCGGGCTTGATCACGCTGCGCTGCAGGCCGATCAGATATCACTGCAGGCGGAAAGCATACGCCTGGCGGCCGAGGGCACCATGATCGCCGCCGCAGGCACGCACATGAGTGCCGCATCCAAGCTGGATGCCTCACAACTCGAGGCCGAGGCCATCCGTATCCAGGGCGGTCAGGCCAAGACTGCCGCAACCATATCGGCAGCCAATACTCTGCTGACTGCGGCTGATCGCTACAGCAAGCTGGGCGGGTAAATGGCAAACGCTAAACGTTACCAGTCTAGTCAACCACGGCAGGCACCGCGTGGCGTTGATCCGTTCAGTTATGCGCGTGGCATTCAGACACCGCCAGCGCCCACGATACCGATGCCGCCCTCGCCGGCAGGTTCTGCACCGCCTGCACCACCGGGACCGCCGCACATCTATGAGCCCAGGAATACGCCGGCTGAGCAGCGCATGAAAGGTGCCATTGCCCAGGCCAGCCAGTTGTCACAAATACTTGGCGACTGGGGCGACAGGTTCTACAAGCAGGCGGCAGCCGGGGCCGAGGCCAAGGGTAAGCGGGCAGGCTTATCAGCAGGATTGGCAGGGGAGTATGAGCCACGCACTGGCGACACGATCTATGACCAGGCCTTCAACATAGGTGCATTCGAGGCATACAAGGGCACGATACAACTTGATGCAAAAAACAAGATTCGTGATTACGCACTGCAGGTCGAGAAAGATCATCCAGGGGATGCCGATATCTTCGACACATTGGTGAATAACTATGCTTATTCAACACTAAAGGAGCAGAGCAACAATCCTGAGTTGCAGGCGTTTACCAAACACAAGATCGCCGAATACGCTTTTGAGTACCGCACGGCCATCCTTAAAGATGGCATGGCCAGGGCAAAGCAGGAACAGATTGAGGTTTTCTATTCTATTCTAAACGAGGATACAAACGATCTGACGAATGCGATACGCAGCGGAGACGAGGCTCTATCTGGAAACCGTTTGCTTGAGTTGCAGACACATTTCGACAAGGGTGTGGCAGCGGGCCACCTCACAGGGAAGGAAGCAGCCACAAAGTTCCAGAAAATCAAGGACGATGCCACCGAGTTGGAATATACAGTGGGCTTTGAAAGAGTGCTGGAGTCAGGAGGCATTGACAGAGGATGGGTTGCATACGAGCAGTTCAAGTTCAACACTCCAGAAGAAACAATGTCGGTTGATGTTAAAGAACGCATTGAAACTATGATGGAGACTAGCCTGGCAACCTTTACACAACATCAGGATCGTGTTGATCGCCTTGCTGATCTACAGGTCACTAGAGATCAAGAGCGGATGTTCGCCAGTGGACTCATTAAAGAATCCATTGGGAAACTGACAATGCTTGAAATTCAAGAGCAGTTACGCGCACGCAAAATCAATCCGACACAGTTTAAGGCACTGGCTAAACTGTTGGATGCGGACTTGAAAGAGGTTAATGCCGCTATCAACAGGAATACGGAATTCTATATCTGGCAGGATATCCACAATGGGTTTGACGAGGATGAACGTAGCGACATCGGTTTGAAGATTGCCAGAGCGATTGAAACGGGGGCGTTATCGCCAGGGGTTGCAGCGCAGATGCTCGAGACGATTGGCGATCCGAATTTTCACTCAGTTACTAAAAACGCGGATTACAAGATAGCTATCGAGCAGATCAGAATTGATCTGGGCCGCGTTTCCGGGCCGCTTGCGATGTATGAGGAAGGCACTGCGACGACTGTGGCTGCTGCCATGCGGGAACTTTATGTCCGCTCAAGTAACGGCGAAACGCCTCTCGATATCGTCGACAGCATTATAGCCAGGGGAAAGATTAAGTTGAATCGTGACTACCACGATCAGATTGATCCCGGCCTACTCCCGCTATATAGCGCGTTCCATCAAGATGGCTCTTATGATATTCAACAAAGTCGAAGTAACGCAAGGCAGATGCTCGAGAGCAAGACAATCACTTGGGAACAGTACCACGTTATATTTGAAAACCAAGGGAACTACTGGCGATGGAGTACAGAGAAAGGTGCCAGCGTAGATGATGTAACTCACTACCTAAAACTAGAAGCGGAACGAAAAAAGAGAATTGAGGAAGAACAAGCCGCTGGAGTTGCGGGGCGCAAATAGTTATGTCACACGTCAAGTCATACAGTGTGGAACAAGATGGGCAGCATTATCTATATGGTGGCCCGGATGATGAATTGCTTGGTGGTCCTTATGCTACAGAAGACGAGGCAACCAGCAGAAGCAAGGAAGCATCCCGCGTGTTGGGTGAACAACCCATCGATAACTACAAGCAATTTTTCGAAAGCCGCAACGTGGAAACATTTGGCGGGGGATCGCTGACGTTGCCAGAACTACCGGAACATACACAACTCACAATACCAGGCTCAAAGCACAAAGATAATTTTATCAATGAGTGGTCTGATCATTACCCCACACGTAAGTCGTACTACAGTGAGGCGGCGAATCACCTGCGTGCCAATACGGAAAAGCCGGCAGAGGAAGTGATTGACGATACCGATCTGCTGATACCGCAGTCGAATCTGTGGCTGCGATCACAACCCGGACATGAGGACATCCCATCCATACCCGATCCGCGCAATCAGACACCCGTGCGTGATGAGGATAAGCCTGGAGACATGAGGACATCCCATCCATACCCGATCCGCGCAATCAGACACCCGTGCGTGATGAGGATAAGCCTGGAATTATGGAGCAGTTTTTCAAACAACTCTATCCACAGTTAGATGTAGATGAGGATTTGTCTGGGCATATCAAGCAAATCCTGGCCGACATCACGCGGCCATCATTAACCAATCCTGCCGGCCCGGCCATCGCGGGGGGTGTCCGCGATCTAGGCCAGGGCCTGATTGATGCCGCATCCGACGTGGATATCGCGCTGGGCGGCGCAGGGTTTGATATTGAGTTACCAAATATCGAATCAGCGGATGAGGGAGTGGCGCACCTTGTTCGAGGTATGACGCAGTTCTTTGCCGGGTTCGGTGCTGTCGGCGGTTTAGCCAAGGGTGCGAGCCTGCTGCGCCAGACAGCCGCCGGTGGGT